ATTAACTAATTAATGTGAGGGGGAACTTACATTAAAATTCTAAACATAGGTGTTCACCGCAACGACTTATCATGTACCCCCCTCTACGTGATAAAACAGTTACAAAACGGTGAACACCTTTTTTATATATACACAGAGGGGTATAAAATGAGTAAATTAAGCGAACTAAGTAAAAAAATAAAAAATAGAACTATTGAAGCAGAGTATCCAGATATTGAAGATTTTATTGTAACATTTAATTATGTTTCAAAAGAAGATTTGCTAAAAATACGAGAAGAAGCAATGACCTTTACTTTCAATAAAAAGACTAGAGAAAGAGAAGATGTAGTAGATTCAGAAAAATTCACAGAAATGTATATTGATTCAGCTATTATTTCTTGGACAGGTCTAAAAATGAAACATTTGCCTGAACTATTAGTTGTAGACATAAGCGAATCAGACCCAGAAGAAATTATTGAATACACACAAGAAGAAGCACGTTTTTTAGCTACGACGTCTTCAGACTTTGATTTGTTTATTACAGAAGTTATGAATGACTATGAGAAGTTCTCTATTCTTAAGAAAGAAAAAACAATAAAAAACTCCGACGGTTCCTCAGACAGCAGTACCAAGGGGGAATAAATGTAGAGCAGTTCTACATGATGGCCGAACAAATGGGCTGGAATGATATTGATGAAGAGGATGTTCCTATAGACTTCTCTGAGTTGTCTTATGACGCTGCTCTTACATTAAAATTATTTAATGTATTACCAGACAGAATAGACGGAATGTCAGGTACTTGGTTAGGAAAAGATTACGGGGGCATAGGCGATATTATGAATATATATCAAATACCAAAAAGCGCCTTAATTTTAGACCTATTACAAGTATGTATAGATGAGACTATAAAAATAAACGAGCAAAAGAGAAAAAAGTAAATGGCAGTTAAAACAAAAAGTGTAGTTGAAACTCGATTTAGAGGTGTTGGTGCCGATAGATTAATTAAAGATATGAATTCTTTAAATAAGAGTCAAACAAGGCTAACTCACGGCTCGGTATCTGCTGGCCGTCAATTCAGTGCACAGGCCGCCGGGTTGGGCGGTCTTGTTGCTGTATACGCAGGCGCTGCTGCAACTACTTTCGCTTTACAACAAGCATTCTCCGCCTTAGAAAAGTCCGCTAGATCAGAACAAATTATTCAAGGTGTGAATGCTTTAGCTGCTGCTATAGGACAAAGCGGTATTAAAATTACTAAAGCTGTTAATCAAATTATTGAAGGACAGCTAAGTATAGTAGAAACTTCTGAGAATGTAAATATTGCTTTAGCTGCTGGTTTTAATACCGATCAGATAGAAAGACTAGCTGGAGTAGCAAATAAAGCTTCAAGAGCTTTAGGAAGAAACTTAGGTGATGCTTTAGAGCGCGTATTTAGAGGTACTGCTAAACTAGAGCCTGAGTTACTTGATGAACTAGGTATTTTCACACGTATTGATCCTGCTGTAGAAGCGTACGCGTCTCAAATGGGAAAGAGTGTTACGGCATTAACAGATTTTGAACGTAGACAAGCTTTTGTTAATGCCGCTATTGAAGAAGGTGAGTCAAAATTCGAATCAGTAGATACTTCTATTAAATCGGCTAACGTAACTTTGCAATCATTTATTGCTAATCTTAAAGATATGTCTTTAGCAGTAGGTAGAGCTGTGACTAGGGCATTAAGTCCGTTAATATCTATATTAAGTAATGGACTTGGACTGTTCTCTGCCTTTGGTATTACTGCTGGACTAGTTGGTAGTAAATTTACTGAAGTTGCTAAAAACTATGGCAGTATAAAATCATTAGAGGGTAAAAATGCACAGTTCGCTGCTAAACAAGCTGAAGCAATAGCAGCTAGAGAGGCCAAGGCTGCCTCTGGTCTGGAAAATAATACTAAAAATATACATGGAAATGATTTCGGCAGTAAAAAGGTTAATAAAGATAGCATTCAAGAATTTAGAGGCAGAATAGTTGCAGGAGAAAAAATAAAAAATAAAGAGCTACAACAAGGCGTAAGGCTACTACTAGCTCAAAAACATTCTATTAAAGATACAATTAGATTGAGACTTAAACAGGTAACAGCTAATAGAACTTTATTATCTATTATGAGGGCGGAAGTTGATACATTAACTGCCGCAGAGAAAAAAATACGTAATCAAGTAATTGCTCAAAGATTATTTAATAAAGAAGCAAAAGCTACTAATGCTATTTTACTAGCTCAGAAAAATCTATCTCTACGTAATCAAGTAGGTAGAGGGGTTAAAAGAGGTATTGGTGCAGTAGCAGGTGCGGCAGGAAAAGCAATTGGTTTTGCTTCTACAGCCCTTGTAGGACTATCAATGGCTGCTATGTTTGTACAAGTAACTGCTTCTGTACTGGGACTTGATGACGAGCTAAATAAAGCTGTTAAGTCTATAGGCACCTTCATATTAACACTAATTAAAATGAATGACGAGGCTAAAGCTACTAGAAAAGCTCAAGCAGCTCTTAAAGATATAGATACTCGATTTGACGCGGGCTTTACTTCTCAAGCTAGAAAGGGTAGAAAAGGCGTATTTACTAAAGAAGACCTACAAAAACTATTTGCCCGAGGATTTGCTAGTACTCAAGAAATAGAAATTGAACTAAGGCGTCAGGGTAGGGGAAATTCTAATATTAATACTAATAGGGCACTAGCTGCAGAGTTAGCGGCAGCTTTTGGTCTTGCAGCTACTGCCTCTAAGGAAGCAGGTGGAGCGCTTGCCGCTTTAGCTATAGCAACCGGTCAAAGTACAGGTACTATTCTAAAAACATTTTCTATTGATACCACTGGAGTTTCCTCTATAGCACCTAATAGAGGTTTGCCCGGCTTTACTACTAAGCTTAGTAGTATAGAAGATAGACCTGATATGGGAACACAAGCAACACTAACTGCTGATGCTATGGATAGTGGGGCAATTGCTGCTGGACTACAAAATAAATTATGGAATGATCTTCTAGATAAAAATGTTAAGGCAGAAAATCTTACTAAAGCTATTGGTTCTATTAGAAGTGCTACTGCTGTAGTAGAAAAAAGATTCCTTATTACTCAAGAAGCATCATTAGAATTACAGCTAAAGCAGCTATATGCGGCACAAAGAATTTTAGATAAAGAAGCAGAAAGACAAATAGCTGCTGAGCAATTAAATAGTGTTCTAAAAGATACTTTTAGTTCTGAGTTTAAGGTATCGGAAAAACTTAATGGTATCCTAGGTAAAAATAATAAAGTTGCCGTAAATGATGCCGAGGTACGAGAAAATCAACTTGAAATACTAAAAGATGCTCTTGACACTATAATAAGCCAAAATATGAGTATAGGTCTTCAAGGCAAATTAACTATTCAACAGAATACTGCACTTAAGATAGGATTAGGTACCTTACTAAAGGTTACTGCTGCCCTTAACAAAATGAACATAGCATTAGACACTGAGATTCTTAAGTCGCTTAAGGATATTGCTAAAGTAGAAGAAGCTATTTTAGTAACCAGTAAACAACAAGCTATTGTACTAGCCCAACAAGCTAAGCAACAACAAATGTCTATATTAGCTAATGAAAGGGAACACAATAAACTATTAAACGATAAACTTGTAATTACTAATAATCTTGGTAGGTCGCTTCGAGAAATTGACAATCAGGCTGTGTCAGAATTAGCTAATGGACCTTTAGCTAATTTCTTTACGGAAAGTAACAAAAGAGAATTAACTATAAGTTTCGCTAAAGACGATTTACAGTCTTTAAAAAATACTTTATCAGAACTCATTATTAGAAATACACAATTAGCTAAAGAAGATACAGATAATTTAATTACTTTAATAGATCATAATCGTACTATTCTTAATGCTCAAACAGATTTAGCTAATCAAACTTATACTAGCGCGGTAGCGACCATTAACGCTAATAAAGAAGTACTTAGATCACAATTAGCCAAAACTCAAATTGAGCTTGACTCTCTAGTTACGCAAGCTAGTATGTATGATAATTTCTTAGATCGTTTAGCTGAAATACTAATTAGAGACTCTGCTCAAAGAAGATACGAGACACAGGCAGGTTTTAATCAAACATTACCTGAATTTAGTGACCAACTAATAGCCGAGGAAAGAGCTCGTAACGAGGTAGAAATTAGCTTAAGAGAAAATCTAGAGGTAGCAGCTGCAGCTGCTTCTAATGCTGTAGCTGCTCTTACAACTAATATAGACACTTTAACTAAGGAGCAAATAAAGCAAGCAAAAAATACTCGTGATAACTCTATTCAAACGTCTACAACTGCTAGCCAACAACAGTTAGTAGATGAGATAAATGCTAGAGCTAATAGAACTCTTCAAAGAGAGAATGAAGTCTTAGCTATAGAAAGCTCTATTAAAGTAAAGCAGCGCGAAATAGATAAAATGATTGAGGCCGCTAGAATTAGTGATAATATATATATTAAAGCTTTGGGCAATGTTGTAGTTACTATGCGCGATGGTTTTGGTAAGGGGTTAACTGACCTTAATGAAGCCTTTGTAGAAGGTACTTTAACTATGGATAACTTTAAAGAAGGTTTTAAAGATTTCGCTATAGGTATGCTTAAAGACATACAAAAAACAGTGTTTCAAGCTACCATAGTAGACCCTGTTAAAGATTTTGTTACAGAACAAACTGCTAGATTATTTGGGCTTGATAGCCTAATTAAGGCTGACGGTTCAACCGCTGATAAAGCTCTATGGATACGTAACGCTGATAAAGCTGCTGCTGGGCTACTAGCAGGCGATCCTACAGATTTAGCAAGTAAGACAGAGGGCCTATGTAAAGAAGTAGGTAAATTTACAGGAGAAGATGGTGCTACCGGCGGTTTCTTTGAGAAAGTAAAAGATCAATTTTCTAAATTAGGTGATGGAATCATGGATATCTTTAGTGGTGTTGGTGATGTATTAGGCGACTTATTTAGTGGTATTTCTACTATGTTTAGTGGCGGAGGAGGCGGAGGGGGCTTAGGGAGTTTATTCTCTGGTTTTGGTGGTTTATTTTCTGGTGGAGCCAGCGGTGCAGGATCTTTAGGCAGCTTATTTGGTGGAGGAGCAATGTCCTCAGCATCAAGCGCAGCAGGATTCTTTGGGACCTCTATTGGCGGTTTAGGTGCTGGTTTATACCTTGCTAATGGAGGAACTGTTCCTCATATGGCTACTGGCGGTAAATCTCTACGAGATAGACATGCGGCTATGCTAGAGCCTGGAGAATTTGTATTACGTAAACATGCGGCTAAAAGTATAGGCACTAATGCCTTAAATAACATGAATGCATTAGGTGCTTCCGGTATGAGGGGGAATAATGTTAGTATTAATGTTACCAATAATGGTACTGCTCAAGAAACAGAAGGTCAACCTAAAATAAGATTTGACGGTAACCAAATGGTTGTTGATATCATTCTTACCGATATTAGAAATAATGGCCCAATTAGTCAGGGCATGAGAGGAAACGCATAATGACTGCAACTTATCCTGATGATGCAACAATTTCATCGACTGCTTTTTCAATAGTAGCTGACGTAACTTACACTAATACAACTACTACTACTGTTTTTAACCTACCTAGTATAGTTAGCCATATAGGTGAAGTAGTTACTTTTGCAGAAGGAATTAGCCAACTTAGTAATTCTTACTCACTGTCTAATAGTGGAGCTACTTTAGATTTCTTTACTGCCCCTAATGCTGCTAATCTAACTTTAAAGACTCTGTCTTTACCTTCTAGGTATACAGCAGTAAGAAAGTTTCCTCAACTATTAGTCGAAGATTATAGTAATGTTGTTAGTGTAGTAAATGGAAATACTTATTCTACTAATGGAGTAATGGAAACATTTAGTCTCCCAGATGGTGCTACTACTGGTAGAAAAGAAGACCTGATGGTATTTGTCAGCGGTGTACAACAAAATCAAGGTTCTTATGACTACCCAGCAGTTAATGCGGCAATTACTTCTACAAGTTCTAGAGATTTAGGATACCAAGGTATTACTATTGGCGAAAAAGATGGAACAAAGTTATTACTTAATTTTAATGGTGCAGATGCAGCAGTCACGACTACTGATAATAGTTGGCAGGGCACTACCCATACTATAGGATTTCATGGTAATGCTGCTCTAGCAACTGCTTCTAAGAAGTATGGATTATCTAGTCTTGTATTAGATGGTACAGGGGATTTTGTATCTATGGCTGATTCTGCTGATTTTGTATACTCAGCACCTTTTAACTTACAAATGTATGCTTCTTTTGACGCCACAGGTACAGCAGAAGCACTATACTATCATGGAACTGATGGTAATAATTATACTTTATTAGAGAAAGCAGCTAATGATTCAATCATGTATACAGTAGTAGAGTCAGGTGCAGAGGTAATTAATATTCAAAACACCGCAGTAGCCGCAGGTGCTTATAATCACTATGAAGTTACTAACGACGGCACTAATATTTATTTATTTGTTAATGGAGCACTAGGGCAAACACAAGTAGGTTCTATTGGACTAGCGCCTACCGGAAATGTTAGTATAGGTACTCAAGCTGAGAGTTCAAAATATATGAACGGTAATATTGATAGTTTACGTTATGTAGCAAGTAAGGCTATTCACACCGAAGCATTTATTCCTCCTGTTCACGCGTTTACTAACTATAACGAACCCCTTTCTGACCAAGACACATTAACAATAAGAGTAATTAATCCAGGCGCAGAGACTGTTGATAGAATTACTAGTATGATTGATAGAAAGCCTGATAAAGGTTATTCTGGAGGTCAGATGTTTGATGTTATTAGCCAAGTTAGTGAAGCTGGTTATGAAAAAACTAGATTAAGAAGTAGAAGAGTGAAGAGAGATTACACTCTAAAATATACTAATGTTACTGGGATAGAGAAGACTGCTATCGAAGATTTCTTTAAAGCACGATATGGTAGCTTTGAGACTTTTCTATTAGACTTAACCCATCTTAATGAAACTGGCACTATGAGTGTGAAATTTGATGGAGCGTTATCTATCAGTCAAGTATTCTCTGGTGGACCAGAAAAAATCAACAACTTTTATACAATATCATTTAAATTAAAAGAGGCATACGACTAATATGGGTACTAGAACTTATGATGTAATCCTAACTGTAACAGATTCATCTGACTTCCGTAATAATAAAGTAATTTTGGGAAACAGTTCTGGAACTGTAGGCGTAATAGCTAATGTTAACGCTACGGATAATACTTTAAAAGTTAAAATTAACAATAGTATACAACACTTTACTACAGGGGAAGCTATTCATAGTAACACTATTAACACTTCCAATGTTATAGTTACTCAGAGTAACGCTGCAGACGGTACTACTAACGTATATGGATTAACACAGTCTGTGCCTAATAAAAGTTATATATCTGTTTTTGTTAATACTATCGCTCTTAACCCTGAAATGTACGTATTCACTGATAATACTACTAGAGAGTACTCAGTTAATGTTGCGGGTGTAGTATCTAATCAGACTTATAATTATGATACTATAGTATTAAAACCAGAATTTCTATATCCTACAGGTAATACTATAGATATACGATTAGAAACTGGTAATTTACAGGCCCATGCTTTTAGTGCTTCTAACCTATCTTTAGGTAATACGACTACAACTGCAATATCTACTATTAGCGATCAGACCTCAAGCAATTTCATTGCTGCTATGAACTCCTTTACCCAAAGCCCTTTAGTAAGATTATACTCTATCTACTACCCTGGCGAGTGGTATCCTCCTAATTCTCAAGATAATCCAACCCATTCAGGTGACGGCAGAGCTTGGCCTAATGACTTTCCTTTACGTTTAGCCGAAGTTAGAGGCGATCAAATATCCGATCTATCCTATAACGTCGAACTTGGTGGCGTAAATTTCTCAGCATATCCTATTAATAGTGGGTCTATTAACTCAGGAACCCAAGGAGAGATTGAAGAAACAAGTATTGACGTATTTAATTATGATAACTTAATCACAGTTCTAGTAGAAAATCCTTTTCTAGTAGGTAATGTATCTAATACGGTATACGCAACTGTACAGGGTGAAGTAGTTACAGGTATCGATCCTAGAACCGTTCCAACAGGTACTACTTACATAGATTCTGAACATACAGCAGCACTATCTAGAGCACGCTCTAATGGGCTAAACTATGATGTAGACTTGGTAAACACTATCTATGGTAGAGATAATGCCGCTGTTATATATGCTCAAGCCTTATCTATGAATAGTGAAGACTCTTCTGCTTGGATTCAGAACAAGATTGACTCCCGAGATTTAGTTGGTGGTGTAGTAGAAATCAAATCTACCTTCGCTAATTTCCTAGATTACTGGCCTGAGTACAGTACTATAAGAGGCGCTCCTGCGTCTAACGTATATGAAGTATATACTAATCTTCCTTATAGGGTCGGAGACGTACTGACTTCTAATGCAGATATGGGTAATACTGCTACTATTCTATCTATTGAAGATAATAGCTTAGTTATTACGGATAACAGTTTAAGTGTTGGGATTGGAGACAAGTTACTTATTACTAATTTGCAGGCTGATCCAGAAGCTTACATACTTGATGTATTCCGAATTGACGGACTAAATTCTCTCAATGGCGTAGTAGCTTCCTTTCGTTTAGTTAGCTGGTTACAATACTTTAAAAATACTTTACCTAAACGTAAGTATTATAAGAACACTTGCCAATGGAAATATAAAGGTGAAGAGTGTCAGTATCCTGGCCCAGATGGGGGTTCCATTCCTGGAACTACAGATAAGACTGCACCTTCTGATTCTTATGATGTCAATAACCAATCAACTACTGTTGATAAAGATGAGTGTGCTAAGTCTTTTACAGCTTGTGAACTTAGAAATAATACTATTCACTTTGGAGCGTTTAGGGGAACCGGAAGAACAATTCCACGCTAGTATTCCTTCAAATAATGACGGCAGAAGAAAATATGAATAAAAGTAACAAATTTACTGATGATTAAAGGTTGCATCCTACCATGGATTCATATGCATGGAAACATACAAGGCAAATATAAAGTTTGTTGCTTTTCTGAGGGTTCTATAGATAAAACTACTTATAACTTAGGAGACTCTTCGGAGTCTCCTATTTCTGTATGGAAAAGTGAAGAATATCAAAATGTTAGGGAGACCTTTCTAGATGGCGGAGTACCTCCGCAATGTGAATCTATTTGTTACAGTAAAGAAGCTAGTAGCGTGAGTCCTAGAATGGAGGTCAATAATCGTTGGAAAGATTATGATTATCTTCAAAATGTGCCTTTACAAATGCCTAAGTATATAGATATACGATTTAGTAACATATGTAATTTTAAATGTAGAATGTGTGGTCCTGAGATATCTACTAGATGGGCACAAGAATTAGGACGTAAAGAAGTATTAATTGATAATTGGTCGGATAATGAAGTATTATGGAATGATTTACCTAAGATATTACCTCACGTTGTGGAAATATATTTTGCAGGAGGAGAGCCCTTAATGGCTAAGGGACATCTAAAATTATTGAATTGGTTAATTGATAATAACTTTACCAAACTACGTTTGACTTACAACACCAATCTTAGTATACTTCCTGACACTAAAGACTTTATCAGTATGTGGGATAAATTTGATGAAGTTACTATATGGCCTAGCTGTGATGGGTATAAAGAAGTTTCTGAATATATAAGAACAGGTTTCGATTGGGACACTTTTAACAAAGGATGTGAAACATACGGTAGCAGGATCAAAACTATTAGTTCTGTAGTTAATGTGTATTCATTATTCAGTATGCCAAAATTAGTCATGTGGGGTAAAACACATAATCTTTATATACATGGAACTACTCAGATAAACCCTAATTTTCAATCAATACAAATTTTATCAAAAGATAAAAAAGTATTGGCTAGAAGTATGTACGAAAGATTTTTATCTACTTTCAAAGGAGTGGTCGATCCTGAAACAGCTGATAGCATGATGGATTGGATTAAGTTCATGGAAGCTGAGGATCTATCTTATCTTTCGAAAGCATTTAAAGCTTATAATATGAATTTGGATGAAAAAAGAAATTCAGATTTTTCAAAAACTTTTCCAGAATTAAGAGATTGGTATGAACAAATATCGTAAATATATGGAGTACAAACATGACTATATGGGCATTAACTGTATTTCACTTATAGATCAAATATACAAAGAAGAACTAGGCATAACTCATTTTGACACTTTATGGAAGATACTAGATTTTCCTGAAGGTAAGGCTAATATGGGTAGAGCGTGGATTAAGAAGGTCACTTTTGAGAAAATTGATGAGTGGGCAACCCAATATGCTAAGAAAGTAAGTTTGACAAAAGCACGAGAATATGATGTAATAGTGTTTAAGTCCCGAAGTGGAAGACCTTTTCATTTTGGCATGTGTATTGGAGGGGGGAGATTTATACACGTTCAACAGGATTCTTATGTGATGATTGATTACATAACGTCTTGGATTGATAGTGTTCATCTCGTATATAGAAGCAATGAAATGGTATGATAAATATATAGGGCTACCCTATTATCACCTTGGATTTAGTCCTGAGAAGGGCATTGATTGCTTCAACCTTATTACCTATCTTTATAGAGAAGAACTAGGTATAGATATCCCCTACAAAACCGGAGACTTTTGCAAAGTCGTTGATGAGCATTGGTACACAGTGCTTCACAAAAGTCCTTTTGACCTACTACCTGAATGGGGGTGGGAAGAGATTGAAGAACCAGAGCTTTATTCTGTTATTTTAATGACTCTTGGATCAGCTAACGTAATGAATCATTGTGCTATGTACATAGAAAAAGATAAGATTCTACATACTATGGCAGGGCATAAATCGTGGATAGCCCCTTATGGGCGGCACTATAAACAGTACACAAACAAGGTATATAAATGGGCAGGTATGAACAACTAATAACAGATATGAAAGCGCACGCATATGAGGAAAATCCTAAAGAATGCTGTGGTATCATAACTAATAACTTCGAGTATGTACGAGCTAAAAATTTAAGTATTGATCCTGAAAATACTTTTGTACTAGACCCAAAGATACTAATAGAATATGACGAAAACTGTTGGGGAATATTTCATTCTCACCCTGACGAGGATTTTCCCTATCCAAGTGATGGAGATAAATTAGGAGCAGTACACTCTCAGTACAAATTTATAGTAGGATACAATATGTACTTTATGTACTGGGTCGATCAGAAAAACAATTTACTACTATTCGATGAATTTAGGGAAGAACATTTATGCAAGTAACTATTAAGGTACACTCGACTCTTCGAGAATATACTAATAACTTAGCTACCATGACTTTTAAAGCGGCAGATTTTTCTGACGTTATTAGTGCATTAACTAACCAATTTCCTAAAATGCGTAAGTACATGAACACTATTGAAGTATCTGGGAATCCTGAAAATATTGCTTTCTATGATATCAATAAAGACCCAGTTACTCGTGATCATATGTTACTTAATAAAATAACATCTAAACATAAAGAATTATATTTAGTTCCTATGGTTTATGGTGCTGGCGGTAATACGGGTACTTTCTTAGCTATTGCTGCTATCGTAGCTGTAGGAGTAATGACAGGTGGTTTTGGCCTTTCTGCTGCTCCTGCTCTTGCCAGTGTTGGCCCTGGACTGATGGCCTTAGCACCTGCTGCCACTAGTGGTGGATTTTTTGCAGGCATTGCAGGTAAAATGTTAACTTCTGTAGCAATTAACTTAGCTTTAGGGTTTGTATCTAGATTATTCTCCAAAACTCCAAAGAAACAAGAAGCTACTCCTAAGGATTCAGAAACTCGTAAAGATAATAATATATTTGGCAGTTTAGCCAATACTACTTCCACACAAACTCCTGTAGCATTAATTTATGGACTAACTAGAGCTTCTGGACAGTTTGTTAGTGGTTACCTTGAGACTATACACCATACTAAAGACGAAGAAGTAGAAGTTAGGGACTTTATATCATACTAATATGACAAAACAAATTTTAATCACAGGTGAAAAGGGTGGTTGCTTTGCTCGCGGTACTAAGATTAGTACACCTACAGGATATATCTTAATTGAAGATATTATTACTGGGGACGAAGTTATGTCTTTCAACTCAGAAGGACAATCTGTTATAGGATTAGTAACAGATACGTTTTACCATGAATATGATAAGGTTATTAGAATAGAAGCTTGGGATACTGAATTATTAGTTACTCCAAATCATTGGGTATTGAATGAATATAATAAATTTGTAGAGATTGGTACTTTAGAAGTCGATGACGCACTAATTACTGAAGAAAACTATCCTTGTCCCATAATGTCTATAACAGATGAAATTCCTCAGGAAACATTTAACTTCACTGTAGACATACATCATACATACATCGCTAACGGGATTAAAGTACATAACAAGGGCGGCGGTAAAGGTGGTGGTGGTGCACAATATGCTCCTACCGAAACACCTAATAATTTATTTTCTACTGATATCCTATTCTTAACTACGGCTTTAGGAGAAGGACCTCTATATAGAATTAATCCTAATGGTCCTATAGATATTGAACTTAATGACGGTTTTATTGATGATCTTATTGACGATGATGGTAACGAGGATGCAGCTAACTTCAGATCATTGACTACAAACGGTACTATACATCAAGCACCTTTAGGTATTTTCGGTGATAGGGTAGTTACGCCACAATCTATGTCCTCTACAGTTAGGTTAAAGAAGGGTAACTTATCTTCTATACCTCGTGCAGCTGTTACCTTACAGAATACTAGTATTACTGGGTGGGATGCTTTATCTTTCAGACTTAGAGTTAACGTACTATTACAGACTACAGATAAGGGAGATATTTTAGACCATACCGTAACCTATAAGATAACCTTATATGATAATACTGGAACAGATATTATTACTAGCTCTGAGAAAGTAATATCGGGCAAGACTAATACCCCTTATAAGACTACTAACTTAATAGTTATTCCTGATGAAAAAAAAGACCCACTAGGTTACAGGTTTACTGTAGAAAAAATATCAGATGATAGTGAATCTTCGCGTTTCAGAGATGATATTAGTTTTGAAGGCTGGGATGAGATTGAATTTGATGATATGGCCTATCCTAGAACAGCCTTAATAGGCTATGCTATACGTTCTAATGCTGAGTACGCGGGGACAATACCTACATTTACTTCTATGGTTAAAGGATTGGTAGTTAAAGTTCCAAGTAATTTTAATCAACCTATTATTGAAAACGGTGATATAGATTGGAGATATCTAGAAATTGCGGATTCTGGGGATAGTGGGTATCCTACTACAGGATATTACCTACAAAAATCAGGCACTGATGTGGTGTTAACAGACGCTAATCCCGTTCTGTATGAAGGCGTATGGGACGGTACTTTTGTAAATGCATGGACGCAGAATCCTGTATGGATTATATATGATTTATTAACTAATACGTCTTATGGATTAGGTATTTCTGAAGACTATATAGATAAGTATAATTTCTATAGAGCGGCAGTTTACTGTGACGCTTGTGATATCACTACCGGACAATACCTTGGTGTAGATGGCTACGCTAATAGTACTTATCAGCACAAAGCTAGAAATACGCACACAGGAGTTAAAGATAAGCTTTCTGGGCTTAACGCTTCGATACAAATTAAAGAACGTCGTTTCATAACTAACTTAATTATAGCTAGTGAGGCTTCTGTTATTAGCATAGTAAATCAAGTTACTTCAACCATTAGAGCAGTTCCTACATACTACAAAGGTAAAATTATCCTAAATATGGATTTACCTGATGAGCTACCTATTGCAGTATTTAATGAGACTAATATAGTTAAGGATTCTTTCACTATATTCGGTAGTAAAGAAAGCGACGTCATATCCGCTATAGACGTAACCTTTGTCGATCCTACTAATCATTACAAACGAGAAACTATTAGAGTAGAAGACCCTCGCGCCCTTATAGACCAGAATCAAATAGAAAAGGTTGATTCTGTTAACTTAGAAGGAGTAGATAGAAGAAGTCAATCTATGCGATTCGGACAATATTCTATAGCTGCTAGTAAGTATTTAAGAAGATTTGCTACCTTTGCTACAGGATCAGAAGCTTCTGAATTGCCTGTAGGAGCCATAATTGCAGTTCAAATGAAAACTCAAGGTGTTGCGTATGGTTTTGGAGGTAGAATAACCGCTAATTCTGTAGTTAGTGAACAAAATGTTTATGTAGAGCATTTCACTTCTCCCGCAATTACTGCATCTACCTTTACTGCTAATACTCTACCTCTTGCCTTGAGAATAATTAAAGGTAAAGATAATAGAGTTGATTCTTACCTATTAAGTAATGTACTTTATGACCTATCTAGTACAGGTAATGTAGAAGCAGGAGCAGACTTTGGTCGTTTCAATGTAATTCAAAAATTCAATCCACATACTAAAGAGTATAGCACTACTAACGTTGCTTTTACTGCGGACACTATTCCTCAGGTTGGAGACCTGTGGGCTTTGGGGGAAGTTAACCCTGACAACCATTATACTGCTACCTCTGATAAACTATTCAAAGTAACTAAAATCGCTAGAGATACTGATGAAGAGGTAACGGTTACGGGCGTAGAGTACGTTAGTAATGTATATACTGACTCAGATACCATTATTAATTACACCCCTACTGCTTACGTCGATACTTTTAGCCAATTAGTTGCTCCGCCTGAGCCTATTTTACAGATCGACTCTTATCCAGTAAGAAGTTCTGACGGTTCTGTTAGTGTTAATCTTCAAGTGGATAGTTATACTGATACTACAGGATATCCTTCTGCCTTTCAAACTAATTATGAATTAGCTAAGCCCGATGACTACTACTATGTCACTTCTTCTCAAGTTGTAGACTCTGGATTACAGATTACCTCTACTAGTAATATTGACGATGTAGTTCCTAATACTGCTATTAGTATTATTGGAAAGAATGGCTTTACTTCACGATTAGGAGTAATTCCTCTACTATGTAATGCTTATGTAGGAGTAGACGAAGTAGGTGGTGTGAGCCAAAATATCGAATTCCAAGTACCTAGTTTAAATTCTGTATTTGACGATAATTTCTTTAAGCACGTACTAGCCACTAATGATTCTAGTTTTAATGGGCTAAAAGGTGACGACTATGCTTCTATCCCTGTTAAAGAAAAATCTAATACTTCAGGGCTTCTAAACTTCGTAGGATATAGGTCTGACTTAACTAAGTTTAGTTCTAATATAGTATCCTACGACTTAAATACAAATACATTAAAAATTAATAATTCACTTGCTAACGATGGTACTCAATTGTTAACTGCAGTCGACTCTTCTCCGTTCTACTTAGAAATAGCTCAAATACTATCAACTGAGCATTTTTCTAATAATGTAGTTTATTTAGAGGGTAGTAAACAAACTAGGATTTATAATAATACTATTCCTGTTTCAAGTGGCTCTTTTACACAACCACTAAATAATCCTGCTAGAACCTTATCTGATGTAAGAGTATTTATTGATGGATTATTACATAATCCTAGCGAGTACACAGGTACTCTTAGCAATTCTAATATTGTTGTTAGTAATTTATCAGGATCAGAAACAGATATTAGAGTAGAAGTTGATGAATATAATGTACCTATTATAGAGCAAGGAGATAATGTTGCTCTATACTCTGGTAATACTTACGCTATTGCTAATACTAGTTATGACTCTGGGGATGCTTACTATAACGCCCATCTAACAGCTAATCATATTTATAAAGTTAAATTTGCAAGCCCACTAACGGGTAATGTTAGTGGAACTACTGCTATTAATATTTCTAAAGATTTACTACCAGGTAAAATCGGTAATGTAACTATAGGTGCCAGAACTTTGACAATTGATTATCCCGTAGACCAAGGTAATTTTAGATTAGCTAATAATAACGTTTATCAAGTAGCGCTAAGTAGTACTTTTGAAGCACTATCTTTAAGTAGTGATAAAACTATTAAAGATCTAAATGAAGGATTACACATAGTTAGAGCTTATAATGTAAATAGTAATAGTAGAAGAAGTAAGACAGTAAGTCAATCAATTATAATCAGTACTATTCCTATTTCGAGAGTTGAAGGACTAAAGTTAGTAGAAACTTTATATAGAGACACAACTGTAGGAGTATCTTCTAGAGTAACTGTTGTATTTGATCACATTGTGGCACAAGAAGTTACCGACTATGAAGTGTCCTATAAATTATCCGGCGTTGATACCGACGATGATCTAACTGACTCTGTAACAGGATTCAACTTAACTACCTTTAACACGGTAAAGTTACCGGCTACCGGAGTAGATTCTGAAGGTCATATGAACTTTACTATTAATAACCTAGAAGGACAAGTAAGTGGGATACCTACTAAAGTTATAGTACAAGTAACTCCTCTTAATAAGCAAATAACGGGTACTACTTCTATTGTTGAATTGGACC